GTAAATTAATTTGCGTAAAGCAGCCCCGCCATACCATTTTCTATCCGCAAGATGTTATAATTTACAGCATATATTGGTTCGGTAATGTTTTCACTTTCACTGACGATCTTTGCGGATTCTATTCTGCTAAAATTGAGAGTTCCTGTAGGTTGAAGAGAACTTGTCATAAGACAGAAACAGTGAAGAAAGAAGTCTGGTGAAGTTACAAAATTTGTGTGATAGTAATTTGGTGTATCAATGAAGTGTGGTCTTCCCCATCTATAATTACTCAAATCAACACCATTTATACTTATTTTTACCCTGTTTTGTGGAGACGTAAGTGCGCCATCGATAGATGTATCACCTGACGCGATATATTTTACTGGGTGATTGAATGTAAGTTCTTGTACTCTTTCATTGGATGGAATATTTTTTTGAACTTGGGTAATAAGAAGATCGTGTTTTCTTAACGCAATATTACCTCTTTCTTCGTTGTCTAAATAATAGTAGTTTGCATACATTTCCACATTGTATCTTGAGGCTTGCACCCCCCAATAAATACGGAGTTCTACATTATGGTAGTTAAGTGCTACGAGTGGTAATGCGCATTGAGGACCCTCGCAAAAGAAAAAGCGAAGAGGGTAAAAATATGATCGATTACTTACACCTGAGTGAGGTCCAATTGCACTTCTCGACACATTTTGTGCAAATGTATCAATTGCAATTTTTTCTGTAAAAATTGCATCTTGTGTATCGATAACACAACCACCGATAAGAAATTCAATTTTATCAATTATAAGATCCCATCGGGATGTATCAAGGGCTTGTGTTGTATCATCAATAGTCATGTAAATATATCCAAGAAGGTCACCTGATTTTTCAATTTGAACACTTGACATTGAATTATTTTTCACATCTCCGCGTATCAGTTGTTTCTCGACGGATTGTGAAAAATTAGAGTGTCTTTTAAACGTGGAATTAAAAAACGATATCTCTGGGTTGCCCATGATGTACTCATCCTGAGCACCAATTGCCACTAATTGAACAATACCAGAAGACATGTTATATTACTTTAATACGAGAAAATTACATATTTGGTTTTCTACACACAAATCTAAGAACTAAAAAGTTATCACCCCCACCAGCGGAGTTTTGAATCGTGTCTCCATTATGATTCAAAATTTTAACAGTAAAACGATCAATTCTTCGAATAGGATCAATATACTGAGACATCACGGGGTAATCATCTTTAAATACATGAACATAGTCAGCACCTACATGACTGGTTGCCTCTGTAACAAGACTGGCAAATGAACCTCTCACTTTACTAATATGCGATTGTTCAGATGTTAAAACATTTGAAGCACGATCATTAAAAATAGTGTCAAGTTCTTCAATCGAAACGTAAAAATGTTCTGTAAGCGTGTTTGAGTGAATATGGGCAGCTACAAGCTTAGCCTGGACTACATTTTTAAGGGGTTGTGGAAGATAGCATGTAAAAGTGTTCGCACTATCTTGACCAATTGAATCAATTGTAATTGTATGATACTCGTAGTCAAGATTTGGAATACCTGTGGGCGAAGTGATCAGAGCCATTTAGTATTAACTTAGATTAAAGATCCGCCAATTCCTTCCTCGATAATATAACCAGCTTGTTCTGCGACAAGGTTTTCGGCACCACACACGCCACCTGGAGTCAAACTCTTGGTATAAGTACTACCCTCACTCGTGTGACCAGGAGCACATTCCAACTTGTGTTCCAAGTCGAAGACGGACTCTTCATTGACAGCCGCGATAGTGATTGGTCTGGGCTGGTATCTGCTTGTATTCTTCAATGCACCGAGTAAGAAGATCGCCACGATCAATGCAACTATGGACATGATGGCGTTTCGGTTGGCTCGGTTGAGATTAATCATTTATATATTAGTCATATAATTTTTTCTAAAGTGCGTTAAAGGTTATTTAATAGTTTCCATATAGAGAGTAGATGGACGAAGAAATTGTCTTAGATCGTGGAAGTGCTACTGTGATGAAATTGGATGCGGATGAACAGGCCCTGATGGATGAGATTGAAATATCTGCACCAAGACCCCAGCCTGTGAGACGTCCGGCTCCACAATCATCGCATCGAGCACCACCCCAAATGCAACACCAAGAAGCCATGGATGCTTTTGTAAATCCAAACAAACAAACGGCACCATCCCAGCCACAAATGGATGAAGAAATTGATTACGGTGAAGATGAATCAATGTTTTTTGATGACACCGATGGTGGGGGTGTCTCTACAGAAAGAGATGAAATGCCATCAAAGGGTTACAGTTCCATTGATGAAGAAAAGAGTGATCTCATTAATAAATTGGGTCGTCTTGAAAAGAAGGGTTTTGCTGTGAATAAAAGATTGAATGCTTATTCCAGCGTTGATGAATTGAGAACGGAAGTCAAAAGAATTACATACAGTATTGATGTCGAACAATCTATTCGATTCTCACGTCGTATGCTTATCGCCTGTGTTACCGGTCTTGAGTTTATGAATAAACGGTATAATCCATTTGAAATTCAACTCGAAGGTTGGTCAGAATCCGTCATGGAAAATGTGGATGATTATGATGGTGTTTTTGAAGAACTTTATGTAAAGTATAGATCCAAGGTCAGTGTTGCACCCGAAGTTAAGCTTATTATGATGTTGGGTGGTTCCGCTATGATGTTCCACTTGACAAACTCGATGTTTAAAACTGCTCTCCCAAATATGAATGATGTGTTAAAGCAAAACCCAGATCTTGTCAGAAATATGATGGCGGCAGTTCAGAACACGGCTAGATCACCAGCTGGACCAGCTGATGCAGCGCCAGTTGGTGGTACAGGTACCTACGAAATGCAAGGACCCGGTATTGACATTTCAAGCCTCATGGGTGGAATGATGATGCCACCACCAATGAATACATCAGCTCCAAAGACTACATTTGAAGCGCCATCGGTTGATTACGATGATGATGTATCCGATATTGTCTCCATTTCAGGAGAATCTACGGGTGGTGAAGTCAAGGAAGTGAATGTTGAAGCGAGCAAGTCAAAGAAAACTCGACGAAAGAAGAAGACAGAAATTAATCTCTAGATACAGTATAAATGATAGGCTACTGTCCTTTGGAGGAACTTGATCCTCCTGTGAGACAACAGGTTCCCGTTGTTCAGCCAAATGTCGAGACCAAGCCAGTTGTTGGTCTTGAAGAAACTGAATGTAATTACGTCGTCATGGCTTTCATTGTCGGCGTCCTCTTCTTAGCCGTCTCTGATTCCATCAGGGCGTAAATGAATCAATTTGATTCTACCTTTGGGACTTTATATCCCCATTAGGTAAAATTAATACGTGTATGTTACTATTTGCGTTTGACCACCAACTCCAGTGTCAAGATCAGCTACACTGTTAAGAGAACTTGTAATTTTTATCAGTCTTCCGCTACACGCAGATATAAGCTCCACAAATACGTCATACGTATATTCACGTTCGTTATTTATGTTATATGGTACAATATTAACACCTCTCGTACCTGTAGTAATTATAGGGCTCCATGGATAACTATTTGTACCACCAAATATATGTGTAGGACCCACAGCTATGTCAATATCCGATGAAGATTGGTCTCCTGTGCCACCTTGAACTTCAACCACCATTGTACTTAAATCTTTTACAGTACTACCATCAGTTCTTCTTAATATGGCTGTAATTTTCGCGTGAAATGCACCTGTATCAAATACAAATTGAATGTCTTTGGCATTACCAGCAGAAATTGCGAATGTTTTGGAATATCTTTTACACGAAACTTCAGTGGAATTTGTAATTATACCTCCACCAACTTCGAGATCTGTATTAGCTAATTGACCAGACAAACCAATGGCTACTTGATTACCCAAATCAATTGCACCACCCACAGCCAGATCGCCTTCCACATTTACATCACCTTGTAAAAATACAGTTGCATCCGTGGAACTTGAACTTATATAAATATTACCCGTTGTATCCGAATAAATATTTGAAATTCCACTTCCATTCGTTACAAATTCAATAATAGCATTTGAAGTTGAAGTTTCAATTCTGGGTATGCTATCGTATAAATGCAACTTTGTCGTGGGATTATCTGTACCAATACCTACATTACCCGTGTGGAGTAAGTGGATGCAATTTGTTTGAGTACTGTTATTAGCAACACCCATAACAATTCCAGTTGTTCCATTGATTGAGTTACTAAAACCTCGCATGTAACCACCTTCACCAGAATTTGTATAAAGAAGTAATCCAGTTTGTTTATTTGTACCGGGACTTTCGAGTTTTAAAAGATCGGCGTTACCGGCTGTTGTATTATAAACGTGTATGTTCGCACTTGGTGAGTCTGTGCCAAGACCCAATCTCCCGGATTCATCAAACCGAGCAAATTCAGAATCATTTTCATCATCAACCTCATGAACAAA